TGCAGCTGCTGCTAGTCCACCGAATCCAGTAACTAGCTTGTCAGTTCCCTCTATTCCAACTGCTGCTAATTGTGAGTAGGTTTGTGCCATGTCAGAAGCACTATAGATTGTTTTAGTAGCATAATCCTGCATAGCGCTTTTTGCGGCTTGTATTTCATTAGTGCTTTTACCTAGCATTTGCATATTTCCCTCGAAAGTTTGCCATGCTTTAGATGAACTATTAAGCTCTGATACCATGCTTTTTACACCGCTTGTAACACTACCTATTGCCTTACCAATACCAGCGCTAACTAGATTAGCTCCTAGAACGCTTTTAAATAAAGAGCCTGTCTTTTCTCCTGCACTCTTTAATCCCTCTAGCGAATCTTTAATTCCTTTTATTCCGGATTTTGCCTTTTCTCCAGTTAAGTCAACATCTATTTTTACTTTACCTACTGCCATATTTCAACCTCCTTTCTTGTTTATTTATTTAAGATAATTTATTAATCTTCTTCGTAAGGAAGTTCATATTCTTGCTGTAGCTTTCTCATGTCTTCTTTATACTCTGCGCTGTCTCCTTTTCTTGGTTTCCATGAACGAATCTTTAATACTTCCATGAATTTAGTATCACTTGGAAGACCATTTAACAGAGCATTAAACTTTTTCCAATGCAATTTTTGTCTTTCTTCGATTAAATCGATTCCATAAGCCTGAAAAAAAGAAGCGAATATATAATCCGCATCATGTTTAAGACTATATACTCGCTCCTCCTCTTTCTTTTGTTGTACTGGCATAGGGTTGCCAGCTAGGTCATATTCAATTGCTTGTGTTTTTTCGTTGACAATGTGTGCCTTGAAAACTTCTTCTAAGATTTCATTTACTTCCATCAAGTCAAAATTTGAGAAATTAGCACCAGTTAGCATTTGTAACGCTATATAAGGCTTTATTTCTTCCTGTATCTCTGAATCTTGAAGCAGCTCAAATACTCTTAACACTTTGCCAAAGGATAAGTCAAGAGGATAACTATTACTTCCAATTATTAAATTATCTTCTAGTTTTCGTGATAAATTTAACATGATTAGTCTTCAAGATATTTTAATAGTTTATCTTCGTTATAAGTATTCCCGATTTCTTCAAGTAAACCTTTAATCATTTGAATAGCAAACAATAAGCAAGAAATACTAGATTCATTAGCTAAGCTATAAACTCTAGTGAACACATCATTATCAAATAGTGATTCCCATATATCTTTACTTATGTTGTAGATAGTGTCTATATCTTCCGTTGTCCCTGTCATGTTATTAGCTTTTTCTTCTAATTTACCTAGTTCTTTTCCTAATCTATCAAGCTCTTTTATGTTTTTATCATTTACTGCAAAATTTAAAGTAAACTCTCCAAATTCTACTGGAATAGTGTTTTCATATCTTTTTATAACAACCATGTTAAATATCCTCCTAAATTATATAAATTAAACTACTGCTGTTTCTTTTGGTAAAGTTACCCAACGTAAAGTACATTCAAAGTTCTCAAACTCGTTAGCATCTCCATCTCCCGCTTTGATACCACTTGCGATAGCCACTGCTTCCCATTGTGTTTTATTATCAGAGCTTACAACTTTAAACCATACTTTACGCTCATCTCCTACTTTGTAACGTAAACCTGCGATTAGTTTTTGCGCTTCATCTTCTACATCGTAGTTACCTTCAAACGAGAATCCAGCCTTAACAGATACTACTACTTCTTCTGGTGTTCCGTCTCCGTCATAGTATGCGATATCGTCAGTATCTTCATCTGTCTCATCGTTAACTGTCTTAATATATTTAGCTAATAGCTTATAGTCCGCTTTTTGCGGTGCTGTTGTCGGATTAGCAGGGTTGAACACTGCTACATAATGCTTTCTAAGTGCGTTCTTTTGTCTTGCCATTAATTGTTATCTCCTTTAATTTCTAATTTTGCTGTTATATTTAGCGTGTAAATGAAAAAACCTTGCTCGTCTTGTCCACTGACAGATGGCTTTGCGATTTCCATTTCTAAAAATTGATACGAATTATTTAAACTAGGTAATTGAATGTTAAATTGTGATAGATATGAATGAATAGTCCATATAATAGCATTCGCTCGTTGATTATCTTTGCTTTTTACTGCTATCTCATAAGGCAAGCTTATCTCTTGTGAGCCATCCATGTATAGTTGTTCTACTCTTCCTCCACTTATCAGATTAATAACTAAGTCGTCTTTCTCGTTGAAATAATCAATCCTTGCTTTTAATCCTAGATTAAGTGTATTTACATAATTACATAGAACTATTTGAAAATCATTATTTGTTATCATTGCAAATTAAGTCCTTTCAATACAATTTCTTCCCATTTACTCATGTTAGAAGCTTCTGCTTTTTCTACCCATTTAGGACCAGTACCACCTACAGTATATTTTCTAAATGTAACAATACCGTTTGTACCGAAGTAGTGTGCTCTTGCATATACTGTATGCCATACTGCAGCAGCTCCCTCTGTTCGTCCACTTCCTACAAGTTTTCCTGTTTTGCCTTGCGGAACATAACGTTCTGAATCCATAACAACTTGATTAGCTACTATAGTTCCAGTTTTCTTAATACCTGCAGGAGTAACAGAGTTCTCTAATTTCGATATGTCGTAACTAATTGTAATACTCATTAGATTACGTTAACTTCGTATGAGAAGACTTTGCCATTAAAGTAATTTACTTGATAACTTACTACTTCATACGTTCCATGCTCATCTGTAATTTGCGCTTGTAACCAACTATCATTTACTTTCACTTTAGAAAATCTAGGATATATAAATATATTCCCTGTTCTATTCCTAACTGTGTTAGTAAGTTTACTAGCTTTTTCAGTCTTATCTATTGTAAGTCTATCAAACCTTACAAAATTTACTGTAAAAGGCTCTTTATGTGAGTTTTTCCCCCACATATCAACATCATCAATTAATTGTACTTGGATAGTATCAGTTAGTAGTCTTTTATCTATCATATATAGCTTTCTTATAACCGAAACCAACGCTATTTAGTAAGTTAAGTGTATCTTGTGAGAGATTGAAGCTATCTTTTATAGCGTTAGTTGTGTTATTGCTGTAATTGATTGTTGTTCTACCTATTGACAAGCTATTTAAACTTGCCTTATCTTCTGCGGTTGTGATTCCGCTGCTATCCATGTAATTAATCTGATATGCTATTGCTTGCTTTACTGCGTTCTTTCTTATAGGGTTATCAGATTCAAACTCTACATTGCTGTAGAAATAATCTGTGTATAAGTCAATAACGCTACTTGCTCGCTCTTCTAACTGTTCAAAGTTATCTATTTCATCAAAACCTAGTTTTTCGTATTCATTTGAAGTTAAGTAACTCATTTTTTAACCTCCTACAAAGAGGAAGCTAATTACTAAACTTCCTCTGTACTTTCTTTTTTAGTTTTCTTTAATACTAATGCATCTTCACCTAGAGCTAGTTTAATTTCTTCTGCTCTTTCTTCGGAAAACTCTGCTGTCTCTCCTACTTCGTAAGTGCATTTCTCGTATTTATCTGTAAATTCTTTCTTAATTGTATATTTAGGCATTGTTACCTCCTATTAAGCTAGTGTACCTGCGATTTTAACAACTGCTTTTTTGTTGTCATCTGAAATGTAGTTACCACCTTTTGCAGCTGTTTGTAATTTAACACCATCAAACTCTGTAGCCTCGATAGTTCTAGCTGTGTTGATACCAACGAATGGAATTACAACACCATCTGGAGCAACTAGTCCAACTACACCTGTTGGGAAATATTGTTCTGCTGTTTCTTCTAATACGATGCCTTTATATTTCAATTGCTTGTTCTCATCAATAGACACGCTAGAGCCTTTAGCTGTAGTGTTTGAAGC